CCTTAACTGCGTTATCAAAATATGAAGTAGTTTTTAAACCATCTCTTTTTATTGCTGAAGCCGTTGCGTATGCCAATGCTTTTAAAGAAGTTGCTTTATCCACAACCTTTTTTAGCCTTTTACTTTTTGTTTGAGTTTTAGTTAACTTCTTTTTTTGTGTTTCACCAGAAGCCTTTGCCTTGCCTAATCTATACCATTGAAGTATTGAAGTTGCCATTTTCTTATTAGGGAATGGTGTTTTGTATTGATAAGGTGAATCAGACTTAACCCTTTTAGGTTTTGCATTTACACCGCCTGCACCTCGCACCCCCTTATTAATAAACTTATAATAAACTGAAGCAGGATTGTCTTTATCATATCCTAAATACATTTCATAGTCATTGCCAAACTTAGTAACCTTTGGAACAACTAACTCCCCTATTTTACCAGAAGCTATTGATCCTGATTTGTCAAGGTTTTTTCTTACTGCTTCATTAAATTGTTTTCCGTAATAAATAAGCATTTGTTCGGCAACAGGATATTCTGTTGGATCAATCATATTATAAGATTCCCCAATAGATTGTAGAAAGCCATCTGTTAATGCTTTCGCCTGTGCTTTTGCTTCACTCATATCCTTAAATAGCTAAAAGGGATTAGAATACCACACAAAAAAAACCCCCGCTATTAACGGGGATTCACAAAAAAACACAACTAAACTATAATCTTTTGGACTGCTCTCTGTCGTAGGAATTTTTAGCTTTCATATACGCCATAGCATTCAGGAACTCTATTGTATTCATTTCAAAGACTTCTTTAATGCCGATATTTTCTTGAGCGGCAACAAGGTAACAGGTATAATGCCATCCGTAGATATTGATAAAAGATTGACCATTACCTCTGCTTGGCTCTGTGTCATCCCCGCCTTCGTCATCTCCGCTATCATAAAGTCCTGAGAAACTTCTATCCAATTTTTGTAAACTTGATAAAAAAAAACCAACGAATGATATACGTCCACAAACTTAGCCTCTTGCATATCTGCTGAATATTCCTCGTGCTTACTCGCATCATATTTATCGTCAACCCATTTCCTAAACCAATTACGCCTCTGGGGGATAACCATTGAAGCGGCTATCTTATGCAAGTTTACTAAAGTATCTTTGCTAAATACCTTGCTTTCTATATACCTTGCCGCAGGCATATTCTTAATATTGTAATTTATTCTGTAACGCTTTTTATTTACCTCAATATAATCAACAGGCTTGCCCTCAATAGATTCATTTAAAAACTCTAATTCTTTACGCAGTTCCTTTAATGCGTTAAGCGAAAGGCTATCAATCTGGTGTTCTGTTAGCCCTGTTACAATACAAAGCCTATGCACTTCCGCATCTAATTCAGTCCAATCCTTATCTGGATTATTTATGGTTGGCATTAATTGTTGGTACTGCCAAAGGGTTAATTCATTCCATTTCATAGCACGAAGTTAAATATATTTCATCAATATCTGTGTCCTTTTCTAAGATTTCATCAATCTTATTTAAAACATCAGCACAAGTAAAGGGCTGCCCTGTCTTGCATTGCTGATCCACCCAATCCCGAAGTTCAATTAATTGTTTCATAAGCTATCTTTTTTATAGACTTGGCTAAAATAAGTATCAGCACCGAAAAATTCGCAATTTAATCCACTAACATAAGCATCTAATATCTGCTTTTTTTCTTTTTCAACTAATAATTCTGCCCTTTTTATTATACCAGATACCATTGGTAATTCCTGAATGTAATAAAGTTCTTTAATTAATTCTTCCATTGCTGTTTTCATAAAAATTTTTTTAGTCCGTTTGCGCTTGTTAATATTGCTTCTGCCCTTTGTGTAAGGCTTTCAATCTGGCTTTCTAATTCATTCCGATCCTTTGTAATGTAATACCCATTTGAAGTACCCATTATAGGCAGGATTCCCTCTGATCTAATAAAGTTAATTATCTTTCTTAATCTGGGTTCGCTAAATAACTTGATCCCATATCTGATCTTGTTTTCGTTTATTGCGTTTACAATATCAGCACCTTTAATAGGGTTCATTTTAGTCTTTGTACTTAACCCCTTGATTATCAAAGGCACAAGTTTCTTTTCGTCCTCTGTCATCTCTTTTGTAATTTCCTCAAAATTAGTAATCATAATTTTTTACTTTTGATTTGATCAACAATAGCCTTAATTAGCCAATAGTTCATAGTCTATATTTTATTCTGAATAGCATTCCAAGTTCAGTATCGTTAGAATGCTTGCCTACTAATTTACGAATATTTGCTAATTCAAACTCGTTTTCAGCAATAGTTTTTTCTAATCTTTGTATCTTTTCTATAAGCCCTTCTATCTCTAATTTATCCAGAAGGGATTGTTTTAACTCATAATTACTTTTCATATTTATCTATTTTAGCTTGAGCAATTTGGTTATCGGCTTCCTTATCAGCCTCAACATCTTCCTCGTCCTCGTCCTCCCAATCGCAATGTTCTAAGCATTCAGGACAAATTCCTATTTCAGTCATATCGGTTTCTGCTCCGCAGCAAGTTGAATAAGGCATAAGTTTATGATTTAATTGGTAATCCGAAACGATTAATTTCGTACGGCATATTGATACATTTATATTCAGTATCTAAGTAAAAAGGTACTTTATAAGATAATTCGGTTTCATTTGAATATAGCAAAGCATTATCTTTTGCTTCAATACTATCATTAGCTTCTATTTCAACCATTACCTTGTACGTCTTTATTTTAATTATTTCAACATTAAATTTTTTCATATATTTTCAATTAAAGCAGTTAATAATAAAGCGCCGCCCATTATATACCAGAACCATTTTCCGCTTAGGCTTTCAGCTTTGTATTGCTCATTTCTTTTTTCCTGTAAGGTTTTTAATCTGTTCATATATTTATAGTTTTTTTATTAACCAATTTTTTACAAAATATTGTTTGATCAAAGTTCCATCTCCGCATTCAGTATCTTTTATAATCATTTGACTTTTAGGAATCCATACTTTTTTATACATATCACAATAACCTGCATAAGTATTAAAACAAACTGCACTTTCAGTTTCGTGAACTATTGGTAATTGTACCTCTTGAAATTGTTTCATAAAATTGTTTTTTTGATTTGTTATACAAATATACACCTTTTGCACATATTTTATACATTCAGGACATATTTTTTCTTAATAAAATGTTAAATTTTATAAGCTATTAGAAATCAATAAGTTATTTAATTAAGCAAAGGCGTACCGCCCTGATCCCCTTTTAAGGTTGAAATTCTGCCACGCTAAAGCTAAAGCCATAACGCAATCGTCGTGGAATCCTGAAGGCGCTGAATAGCGAACCCCATTAGCCGTGAATTGATATTCAAAGACATCTAATTCGTCAACGATTACCCCCTCTGGATAACCTATCTTGCCCTGTTGGATTGCCTGCGCTAATCCCTCCATTAATTGCTGCTTAGATTGACTTGTGAACTTCAAGCCCTCAATATTTACGCCCTCCCTGATTAAGTCTTCAAGTATAGGATCACCAACTCCCGTGCTATCTGCTAATATAGGCGCAATAGGGAGCCTTTTAATGTTCGCCTTAGTATTATGCCAGTCCATCTGATACCTGTCAAAATAAGCCACATTACCCCCATTGTCAAGCCCTATGATAACGGTGAAGTCAACTGACTTAGCAAGATCAATGCCATAAGCCACAATTTGTTGCGCTGATATTGGTTTAATACATCTTTGAATAAAGGCATTACCAAAAGGGTTAGCACTATTCTCGGCGGGGTTTGCAAGGTATTCCTGTTCAAATACAACTTCAGGTAATTGCAATCTGGCGTCATCTATTTCCCTTGCATTAATATAAGGATTGTCGTAGGTACTGAATTTAAAGCTTTTCCAATCGTTCTCGCCCTCTTTCATAAACATTGAGTAAAAAAAGTTTTTTCCTCTGGGAGTAGATAAGAAAACTGCCTTGCCTTCATAATCGGTTAAGGTTGGTCGAATGCTATTTTGCCATCCTGATTCTAAGTCAGGGATAAATGCAGCCTCGTCTATTATTACTAAATGAAATTTGCGCCCCCTTAGATTATCCAGACGTTCCCCTGTAAAAAATTCTATTGATCCATTATTAGGGCAATAGATTTTTAGATTGCTGATATTGTTTTTAAATGGGATAGCAGATGTTAACCTTTCAAAGAATGCTTTAGCCAATTTATAGGTTGGCGTAATATATGCGACTTGTCCTCCTTTGATTGCCTCACTGATTGATAATATCTGGGATAGTTCTGATTTGCCAAAACGCCTTCCGCACATAACGACAATAAAACGTTTATTGCATTCTAATATCTTTTTTTGATTAATATGGGGGTTAGGTAATTCTATGCGCACTATAAAATAGTTTTGCCCTCAACAAATACAACTTCAATCTTAGTGTCTTGCTGAATATCATATTGTTCTTTTGGTTTTCCATAAACTCTGGTCAGTAAAGTATCTAAACTATAAAGGCTACCTTTCTGTAAACTCTTATTCATAGCATTAGCTATTGTTTTTTCCATTATCGTTGCCTTTGGGTTTACATAAACTGCATTAAGCTCTTCTATGTCCATTGACATCATTACTTGAATTGTGTCATTGATTTCGCTTAGTTTATAGCCCTGATCCTTTAATAGGCTAACATACTTTCGTGGTCTCCCGCTTGGGTTTCCTGATTCTCCTGCTTCAAAGGGTTTCGCTCCCTTTGGTGTTATTCCCTTTTCAAATGGCATTTCTGTTATGTTTCTGTTTTATACCCCTTTTAAAGGTATTTTTAATATAGGGTTAAAATCGTAACTCCTTTTGCTTTTCTTATCCTGACTTATTACATTGCTACCCCATTTCTTTTGCAATAATTCAAATTGTTCTTTCTCTTTTTGTAAATTTCTATATGTCGCACATCCTCCAGATTGTTCAGCTTGTTTCACATCATAAAAAGCATAATTCACCCTAAGGCAGCCATTATGTTTCTTTATGTGTTGAAGCGTAATATCATAATCCTCTTTCAATGGTAGATCCTCGTCATACCTAATATCGTTTTTTAAATGCGCCTGAAAAGGACCGCCGATATATTGTAAAGTTCCAAAAGGAGTATGTTCTCTGTATGCTCCCTTATCAGGTATGCAATTTAAACCCCAAAACTTAAACCCCCAATCGTTGCATAAAACTGACATTGATTCGCTAAATTCCATTAATTCCTCTGGATCAAATTTAACTTTATTTTGTTTCTCCCATCTATAAACACCTTTGCAATCGTCATCTAATAATATAATGCAATCAGCATCAAAGTAATTGTTTAAGATGTAATTCCTAATCCTGCACAAATTACCCTGTGCGCTATCAGGCACTATTTCAATATCATTTCCATTCTTTAAGTATTCCTCTGCTTCCGATTCTCTTACTATTAATTTTACAAAAGGGTAATTAATCTGTGTTATACTTTTTTGCGGTCTCTTATAAGATGGGGCATAAAATTTAACCTTCATTTGAACTTTCTTTTATTTTTAAAATAGCATCAATTCCATCTATTACTCTACCAACTCCCTTACTCCAAGTCTTCCCATTCTGCCTTAAACTATATGTGCTTTCAAGTCCAAATATACTCTGAACTTGCAACCAATCTATATCTGTATTAAATTTTAATACTATATAATTGCTATGTTGATCTAATTCTGTGCTAATTTTAATCTCACCCTCCTCGTTATCAATGTTTTTATTAAAATCAGGAATGTCTAAACCCCAATCTGTTAATTGTATTTCATCCCAATCGTTAGCAAGGTCATCCCAATTCCATTCACCAAATCCTACGTTGTCCTTAATAATAAATTCTTTTTGCTGATCTTCAGTCCAATCCACTATTTCAATACTGATTTCTTTTATCCCTGCTTCCTTTATTGCCTTCAATCGCATATTTCCACCAAGTACAACCATATCCTTGTTAACTACAAGAGGTCGTACATTTAGCATATCTGGAAATTCCTGTATTGACTTTACTAATTTTCTAAACTTGTCATCTTTAATTAAACGTGGGTTATTAGGGTTAGATATTACTTCCGTAACCTTTACTTTTTTTATCATAGGTTTTTATTTACCTGCCCTGACCTCTATATAATTTTGGTTTTGGGCTATGTTTATTAAAAGATTTCTTAGCGTGTCCGCGCTTTCTTTTACCAAAGTTAACCTTTTTTGAATCACTTTTAACTTTTGCCATCTAACTTTTTTTTATGTTCTTGAATTAAAAATTCTATATAATGTTTCTTGTCTCCGTATTCAATATGACACAATCTGCAAACCGCCATCAAATTTTCAATCTTATCTGCATCTGCATTTCCCCCCATTCCCCTTCTATGTATATGGTGAATATCTACTGCCCTTGATCCACATACTTCGCACGGCATAAAATCTTCTCCTCCGTAACTAAAATGCTTTAGATATATTTTAGTGTGGTTTTTTATTTTGGATATTTTTGCTTATCTATTTCCGCAAGTTTTCTCTGCGCCCAAGCTACGCCTTCATCCCCACCCCAAGCTAACCACATTAAAGCACCGCAATCATTCTTAGGATCACCTTTGCTATTTTCTCTATGCCTTTCAAAACTTGACATTCTTGCAATCGTTTCTCTGGATATGTTTTCACCCTTAGCTATTTGGTTAGCCCTCGTCCAACCTACTAAAGTTCCGCAACCGCGATCATTTTCTTTTTTAATATTTAATGCCCTTCTTGCATTTGCTTTTGCTGCCTCTG